CGTCAGAGTTTGAGCGAAATTCTTCGTCCCCGAGCAGACAATGGTGATCAAGGTGGCTTCTTACCGCCAGGAACATAATGCAACAATTTTTTTATGACGAACAGATACGCAGATTCTTGTTGCAGTTTACAAGAATCTTTTCAGGCTTTCAAGTGGAGTATGCCAACGAAAACGACGGAGTAAATGCTGCCGCACTGATACGTGTGCCTGTGCGATATGGTGACGCTACTCGCAATGCACAAACTATCATACAAGAAAACAGTCGCAACAGTTTGCCATCAACTCCGTTGATGACATTTTACATCACTGGCTTGGATTACGAACAAAGTCGCATGCAGGATCCTTACTTTGTGAGCAGAATCAATGTGCGTCAACAAACATATGATCCAGCCACAGAGACCTACGAAACCACACAGGGTAATGCGTTCACAATTGAACGACTCATGCCTGTGCCGTTCAAACTCACCATCAACTTGGACATCTGGACATCAAACACCAATCAGAAATTGCAAATCTTGGAACAGATTCTCACACTGTTCAATCCCAGTTTGGAAATACAGAGCACAGACAACTACATTGACTGGACCAGTTTGAGTGTGATGTACCTGGATCGCACCACTTGGAGCAGCCGCACAGTGCCCATTGGCACAGAAAATCCCATTGACATTGCTACACTACAATTCAGCATGCCTATCTGGATATCACCACCTGCCAAAGTGTTGAAACTGGGTGTGATTGAACGTGTGATTGCATCAATGTACGATGCACAGGGCGACCTGAACAATGCCATCGACAATGAAGATTTGTTGATGGGCACTAGACAAGTCATCACTCCATTCAACTGGGCCACTGTGTTAATTGGCAACAAACTACAGTGTTTGCAACAACAATACTTGTCGCAAGAACCCAGCAATGATTCTATTGCACCTACAGAAATTGTACCCGACTCAAACTTGCTGTGGCCAGCCGTGATTGACTTGTATGGATCACTGCGTCCCGGCATCAGTCAGATACGACTAATCCAGCCTGACGAAACTGAAGTTGTAGGTACCATTGCACTAGACCCCAACGATGACAGATTCTTGTTGTTTGATGTGGATATTGATACCACTCCACAAAACACCCTGGATCCCATTGACGCTGTGATTAACCCGCTGACGTCTGGGCCTGGTGACGGCCTAGACTCTGCACTAGAAGGCCAACGTTATTTGCTTACTGAAGACACAGGATCCTTAGACAATCCCAATCCAGCCAGTGCTTGGGTTGGTGCCAATGGTCGCGGATTAGTGGCACAGGCCAATGACATTGTGCAATACAGCAACAACTACTGGCGTGTGGTGTTCCGTGCTGCCACAGAACCCAACAACATCCAATACGTCACCAACATTACCACAGGTATTCAATACAAGTGGGTGGGCAATGCCTGGGTCAAAAGTTATCAAGGTGCATATCCAGGAGGCACCTGGAGGATTGTGCTGTGAAGGCAGTGGGAGTTTGGTTTCGCAGCAGTGCCACAGGACGTTATCTATATCTACTACGCAATGACACACGACACCCTGGTTCATGGGGCTTGCCTGGTGGCAAGGTAGAAACAGGCGAAACATTACTGGGTGCCATGGAACGTGAGTGCATTGAAGAACTGGGCAGCATGCCTGAATATCAACGCCTGGTTCCATTGGAAAAATTCACATCATCGGACGGTCAATTTGAATACAACACCTGGGTGTGTGTTGTGGCTGATGAGTTTGTGCCTGTGCTGAATCAAGAACACATGGGCTATGCCTGGATTGATCGTGGGCAATGGCCCAGACCCATGCACCCTGGCCTGTGGTCAACCGTGAACATAGAAGCAGTACAAAGCAAGATAGACACTGTAGAGCGGTATCTTGCTTTGAGTAGTTAAGCCTGGCTTTCTTGGAAACTCAACTGAATCTCACCCACCGGGTTTGATGTAGTACTCAGTGCTGTGATCACCACAGCCAGAACTTCTGGACCGTTGGGGTAAGTTCCTGTTCCAGGAATTGAACTTTGTCCAATCTGTTTGATCTGTGAAAGATTCAAATTATTAGTTCCGGTGGCGTTGATAGGGATAGCAAACAGTCGTTCACCACCAGTGATGTCTGCTGACACCGCAGCCACTGTCAAGTTCAGATCGTTGCCCGGAGTTGAGCCGCCCAGAGCATTACCAAGAATCTTCAAGGTATCGCCCACAGCATAACCTGAACCAGGATTTTGCACTGAAATACTTGTGGTAGTGGTTGAATAAGTTGTTCTCAACGCTTGCAACTGCACAGTCAAGTTGGCACCTGTGCCAGAACTTGATACCACCGTTGGGGTCAAGTTAGCAAAAGTTTTAATACTGCCTGAACTGACCATGGTACCTGAACGAGAGAAACCACCTGTGGTGTTCAGCGGTGCGGCTTGCACCCCGCCTGTGGTTTCGTTGTTGTATCGCGGAGCAACTGCAAACTGTGTAAAGCTAGGTTGGAAACCACCACCAGCATTGTTCAAGCCAGCCCACACTGTGTTGGCTGAATCAATGTTGTTGGGATTCAAAATACCGGTCACAAGATATCGCCCTGTACTCACGTTCACTGTGAGTGTTTCCAGTGTCAACTGCGCACGATTGATAAGATCGCGCACACCCAAGTCACCAATCACACCATTGCTGACACTGGGTGCTAGACGCATCAAGAATGCTGTTTGGCTGGCACCAGTTGTGGCTGGCAAACCGTAGTTGCTGCGATTGTATGTGAATGAGAATCCTTCGTCACCGTTGAAGTTGCCGTCCATGATAACCGCACTACCCCAGTGACTTACTAGCGGAACGCAGGTGTTGGAAATCAAAATAACACCAGCATTGTCCGAGTGGCTGGTGGCTGCTGAGCTGGTATAACTGCGACTTTGTCCTTCGGCCCACTGTGTGAATGTTGCGGCACGTGTACATCCTGTCAAGTTGTTGCCACTCTTGCCTGAATACTTTATGACTTCGCTGTCAATTATCACATATGCAGGATATGTCACACTGGCAGGAGGATAGTCTGTTGCATCTTTTAGTGTGATAGTGGTTTGACTGTCGGTGATAGCACCGTTGAGTGCGCTGATAGGAGTTTCGTTGATGGCTTCATAACGTGCAGGCAAGTTACCTGAACGCATGTAGGCTTCATTACTTACGTTGTTGTTGGGACGACGGTGGCAATGATTGAAACGACCATCTTGTCCACGCAACATCCAAATAACTGTACCAGCACCGTACCAGGAATATTCCAACGCATACATCTGCATTTTGCTGGCATCAAGGTTGAATCCTGATGCACCTGTGCCGTCAAGTGGATCAATGTTGAAATCAGGTTGACGCACACGAATTTCATTACGCAAGGCCATTTTCACTCTGGTCTGATTGGCTGTACCACGGAATGTGGGCACCACAGTCATTCGGTTGTTGTTGATGATTGACGCTACTGAATGTGTCATACCACGGATCACAACCACATCGCCCACATTGAGTTGGTCTTGGAAACGACAGTTTCCATCGCCTGTAACAAGGTTGGACCCAACTGAGACATTGACTAGACCTGCTGTTTGGAATGTGCTTGATCGTTGAACAGCATTTACATTGGTGCCGTCATTTTCCCAAAACAAGCCGTTTTGATCGTCAAACAAGCCTGCACGAATACTTGCACCTTGCCAACCAGTTACATTGATTCTCGGTTGTTGTCCCAACACAGGTGTGGCACTGCCCAGCGTATTTTGCGCTTGTACAATAAATGCGGTATCGCTGGTTATGGTTGTGACAACATATCCAGTGTCATCATACCCTGATGTGGTGACGCCACTCAATGCAATAGTAGCACCGGCGTTGAGCCCGTGTTCAAGGTCTGTGGTGATTGTAATGTTGCTGTTGATAGCAGTACCACTGGATGTGACATTGGTCACATCCAAGGTAGGAGCCAACACAGTACCTGTACTGAACAAAATGCCTTTACCAGATTGATAGCGGAAGTATTTTTTGGTCACACGAGTTGCACTTGCACCACGTGTGGGTGTGCCTGGCCCCATTAACACACCGCCATCAAACGGTCTTGATTGGAACACAGCATTGCTTCGCACGTTGATAGTGGCTGCCAAACTGCCGCTGACCACAGCACCTGTTCTGGCCTGAAACTGGAATGTGGTTGTGCTGGGAATGGCATTGATAATAAATGACCCTTCAGCATATTCAGCATTGGTTCCTGAAGTCATGTCCACTGTAATGGGGCAGCCTGGGAACAATCCATGTGCATACAGTGTGGTTACAGTGATAATACTGGGATTACCGCCATCGCTGGCCACACTCACTACATCAAGGTCAGCACCGGTGTAAGGAAATGCCTGACGCACAGCAGTGTCAGTTTGGTTCACTGGATAGCCTGGAGCAACGTTGAGTGCTCGGCGTGGATAATAAGCAAAGTTATTGGTTTCGCCCAAGAACACAATGTTAATACCTTCGGCATTGGTTGCCGAAGTGTTTTGTAAACTAACATATTCGTTGGCATCCAGCGGAGTATCTGTGACGTTGACCGCAACTTGAGGAATGGTATTTGATCCACCATACCATATGCCAGTCATGCGGATTAGTGGAGATCCAATACCTGCTGTAGTTAGTGCAGTGGTGTTGAACTGTGTGCGACTGATGGTTTGTGTGCCGTTTACTGCGGTACTGGCTGTGGTCATTTTTACCAATTCTACGTTACTGCTCAACTTCTGGAACACTGAACCTGTAACAAATACGTTGGCTGCTGGAATGTTGTACCAGCCGCGATTGAGTTGTAGTGTTGTGCCATCTGTGACTTCTTGTACCTGTGCAACTTCAATTGTGCTGGCAACAAATATACTAGCACCAATGTTGATGTTGGCTGCACTGGGATTGGTACCATTGCTTTGACGCACCACAGTGAGTGCATTGGTTGACACTGAAGTCACTGCCATGACTTCGTAAACGTTGGCAGTGGCAGTTTGAGCAATAACGTAAGTACCAGCCACAATACCAGCACCTGCTGCCGATGTCACGTTGACTGTGGTAGTGGCATTGCTCACAATATTGGCCACTGCAACAGTGGTTCCACCTGAGGTGGGCAACCCAATCAACATAATGTTGTCTAATGCAGATAGACCTGTGGTACTGGCCACAGTGAATGTGCGTTCTGCTGAACTGTTGACGTTGGCAGTGAGATAACTTGATACAAATGGTGTAACGTTGCCTTGTGTTTGACTGATCAACAGTGCATAATCATTGTTGATAAACGGTGGTGTGCCAGCATCTGCGGTGTTGACTGATGTGTCAACATTGCTGGTCAACAAGTTGGTACTGCTCAACAATGT